CACTAAGGAAGCTATTGTTAATTTTTTAACACATGAAAATATGAAATTTAAAGTAACTGAACTAAAAGCTCCTGTTGTTGTTGAATCTATAAAAACACCCGAGCAACCTGTAAATGTCGAATTAGAAACATTGCTTGGTGAATATGGGCCTATATTAAAAACTTTAAAAAAAATAGCTGACCCACTTGGACTTGGTCCAGTTATTGATTCATTAGAAGGTGAGATTGAAAAGGCTGTAACTCCATTGTTAAAGGGTGGAGCAACATTACCTGGTTTAGATTTGGGAAAAGATGATTCAAACAATGAACAAGGTGGTTTAGAAGCTATTGGTTATGTATATATTGGTGAAGATCCAGATTCACAAGATACTTTTAATGTTGAAGATGAAAACGGACAAAAAGAATTTACAACTGTTCAATTATTTAGAGATGATATAGAGGACTTATTATAATGGCAATTAGAGACATATCAAGAAAACCATATATTCAAGACAATGATACTAATGTTAAAGTTGGTATTGATTTACCTATTCGTAGAGGTGATGACTTAGATGGATTTTTTGCAACTACTTCTACAACAATTGAAGCTGTAAAAAATAATATAAGAAATTTATTACAAACAGAGGAGGGTGAGAGATTCTTTCAACCAAATTTAGGAATAGGATTGAGGACAATTTTATTTGAACATATTACAGAAGAAAATTTAATTGGTATACAAGATACCATATTAGACAAGTTTGACTTCTGGTTACCTTTTGTTGAAGTAAGAGACATACAAGTTTTAAGTAGAAACAATACAACAGACATTGGAGCTAATGAAATTAGAGTAAAAATAGATTTTAACATTAAACAAGACCCAAACACTTTGGATTCAGTAACAATAGATTTTTCAAGTGATACAATGGAATCAGAATCAACTACAACGGGTGGAACTGAATATTAATTGGAGATAAAACATGCCAACATATGGTAAAGAAAATTTTAAAGAATCAAATGTAAATTATTTAAATAAGGATTTTACAGCATTAAAAACATCTTTGATGAATTATGCTAAATCTTATTTTCCAAACACCTATCGTGATTTTAATGAAACATCGCCAGGTATGATGTTATTAGAAATGAATGCATATGTTGGTGATGTGTTATCATTTTATATTGATAATCAATATAAAGAAATGTTATTACCATTAGCTGAAGAAAGAAGAAATATAATCACAATGGCTAAAATGTTTGGTTACAAAGTTAAACCTATTGTTCCAGCTTATGTTGATTTAACCTTTACATCAGACGTTAATGCTTCAAGTGGTGATGTATCAAAAGTCGATTACTCAGATGCTGGTACGTTTGATGCTGGTATTCAAGTAGTTTCTTCTACTAATTCAGATATTATTTTTACCACATTAGAACCAATTGATTTCAGAATTACAGGTTCAAATGATGGGAATACAATCGGAACAACCGCTGCTAGTGGTTTGGCTTCAACTTATACATTGTCAAGAAATGTGAGAGCTGTAAGTGCTACACAAAAAACAATTTCATTTCAAGTTGGAATACCTGAAAAATTTAAAACACTTACTATACCTGATACAAATGTAATTGATATTATTTCTTGTGTGGATTCAAATGGAAACAATTGGTATGAAGTTGATTTCTTAGCTCAAGACAAAGTACCTATTCAAACTCATTATACAGACGATGTAAATAGAAATTCTGCTTATGTTGATTTTCAAGGGAATACATCAGTTGAAGCTGTTCCTTATTCATTACAATACATTAAGACAGCAAAAAGATTTACTCGTGAAACAAATCAAGACAATACAACCTCACTTATTTTTGGTAATGGGGTATTGAAAGATGGTCAACTGATTGATGATGGATTTATTGATATGGAACAAGTTGGAATAATAATACCTGGACAAACAAATGACTTAAATGATTCTATTAATCCATTGTTAGGTGATGAATATTCAACACTTGGTGAAACACCAAATCAAACAACTTTAACAATCACTTATAGGGTAGGTGGTGGTATAAGTTCAAATGTACCAAGTGGTGATTTATCCACTACACCAAATGTAATAGCTCAAAGTGGAAACACTTCTGCAACTTTAACAAGTGTTACAAACAATCTTCCAGCACGTGGTGGTAAAGACGAAGAAGATACAATTGAAATAAAAGAAAGAGCTAAAGCGTTTTTCTCAACACAAAACAGATGTGTAACAAAAGAAGATTATGAGGCTAGGGTGTTGAACATACCATCCAAGTTTGGAAATATAGCAAAAGCGTATG